GATGGAAATCTGATATGAATAGTGATTCTTGGTTAAGTAAAAATGTAAGGCCAATGGTTCTTATATTTCTAGTTGTATGTACAGTTCTTATGATATTTATAGATGCAGGAACAATTGCATTTGAAGTAGAACAAAAATGGACAGACCTTTTACAGCTAGTACTTATTACAGTAATTGGTGCTTATTTTGGTGGTCGTTCTTTTGAAAAACGCCAAAAAAAATAGTATAACTTTTATATACATATATATTTATATATAGATGGCTAAAAACACAATCAAAGAAGCTTTAGTAAAAGAGTATATTAAGTGTTCTCAGAACCCTGTATACTTTATGCGAAAGTATTGTTTTATACAACACCCTCAAAAAGGTAAGATTAAATTTGACTTGTTTCCTTTTCAAGAAGATTCTCTTATACAATTAAAAGAAAATAGATTTAATGTAATACTAAAATCTAGACAGATGGGTATATCAACGCTTACTGCAGGATATGCTGTTTGGAATATGATATTTAGAGAAGACTTTAATGTTTTGGTAATTGCAATTAAACAAGATACCGCAAAAAATTTAATTACAAAAGTTAGAGTGATGCATGAGTTTTTGCCTTCCTGGCTAAAGGTAGGTTCTGAAGAAGATAATAGACTTTCGCTAAGATTCAAGAACGGCTCACAAATAAAGGCAGTTTCATCTGCACCTGATGCTGCTCGTTCTGAAGCACTGTCTTTACTTGTAATTGATGAAGCAGCATTTATTGATAAGGTTGTTGAAATATGGACATCGGCACAACAAACACTTGCAACAGGTGGTTCTGCAATTTTATTATCGACACCAAATGGTACAGGTAATTTATTTCACAAAATATGGACTGAGTCAGAAAGAGGCGAAGGTCAATTTAATCCTATAAAGCTTCACTGGACATTGCATCCTGAAAGAGACCAAGAGTGGAGAGACACTCAAGACGAATTACTGGGTCCTAAAATGGCAGCACAAGAATGTGATTGTGATTTTATCACATCAGGTAATTCAGTTGTATCAGGTGAGTTGTTAACCTGGTATCAAGAAAATATGATATGCGAACCTGTAGAAAAAAGAGGTGCAGAAGAAGAGCTTTGGATATGGAGTTATGCAGATTATACAAAAGGATATATGGTAGTAGCTGACGTTGCTAGAGGTGACGGTAGTGACTACTCAACATTTCATGTAATTGAAATAGAAACTATGGAACAAGTTGCTGAATATAAAAACCAAATAGGTACTAAAGATTTTGGAAATCTATTGGTTAATATAGCTACAGAATACAACGAAGCTTTATTAGTCGTTGAAAACGCAAATATAGGTTGGGCTGCTCTTCAACCTGCTATAGATAGAGGTTACAGAAATCTTTATTATACATACAAACATGAAGGAGTTCATGACGCAGCCACACAATTATCAAAAGGTTATGACTTAAAAAACAGAGAAAACATGACCCCAGGTTTTACTACTTCAACACGAACTAGACCTCTTTTGATATCGAAGCTAGATATTTATTTTAGGGAAAAAGCGTGCATTGTCAAATCGAAAAGACTGATAGATGAACTATTTGTTTTTATATGGAATGGCCACAGAGCTGAAGCTCAAAGAGGCTATAACGACGATTTAACAATGGCGTTCTCTATTGCATTATTTGTACGTGATAACGCAATCCGTTTACATACAGAAGGATTGAACATGAATAAAAACGCAATAAATAATATAGTTAACACCAAAGGTGCTTATACAACAAACGGATTTTCCGGACAGGACCCTTGGAAGCAGAAGATTAAAGGCGACGAAGAAGACCTAACCTGGCTATTGTAAACGGAGTAAAAACAGATGGCAGATAAAACATTTTTTGGAAGACTAAAAACACTATTTTCAACAGGTACAATTGTTAGAAGAACAGACAACGGGCTTAAGGTTGCAGACCTAAGTAAAGTGCAGGCAAATACAAAGCTTGCAACCAATAGACTAATCGATAGATATAATAGGATTTATCAAACAAATTCTTATGGATATAACCAACAGGTTAATTTTCACACATTAAGACTTCAGTTATATTCTGATTATGAAATTATGGACGAGGATTCTATAATATCATCTGCATTAGATATATACTCTGACGAATCAACTCTTAAAAATGAATTTGGAAATGTACTTGAAATAAAAACAGATAATGAAAAAGTACAAAAGGTATTACATAATTTGTTTTATGATGTACTTAATATAGAATTCAATGCATGGCCTTGGGTTCGTAATATGTGTAAGTATGGAGATTTTTATCTTAAATTAGATATAACAGAAAAAGTAGGTGTAACAAACGCAATGCCTATGTCTTCATATGAGATGTTTAGAGAAGAAGGTTATGACCCTAACAATCCTGACATGGTAACATTTACACACGACCCATCTATGGGAGGACAGATGGGGAATACAAAACAAGGTATGCAAACAAAATACGAAAATTATGAAGTAGCTCATTTTAGAATGTTAAATGATATGAACTTTCTTCCTTATGGAAAGGCGATGATAGAACCTGCAAGAAAAGTTTGGAAACAATTAACACTTATGGAAGACGCAATGTTAATCCACAGAATAATGCGTGCTCCAGAAAAACGAGTATACAAAATAGATATAGGTAATATACCTCCTGCTGAGGTTGATACATATATGCAGCGTGTAATAAACCAAATGAAAAAGACACCTCATATAGATGAAAAAACAGGACAGTATAATCTTAAATTTAATATGTCGAATATGCTTGAAGATGTTTATCTTCCTGTACGAGGTGGACAAAGTGGAACAGAGATAGATACATTAAGTGGAATGGAGTTTGGTGGTATTGATGATGTTGATTATCTAAAGGCTAGAATGTTTGCTGCACTTAAAATTCCAAAGGCATTTGTAGGATATGAAGAAGGCGTTGAAGGAAAGGCTACTCTTGCTGCACAAGATGTAAGATTTGCAAGAACAATAGAAAGAATACAAAGAATTTTTATATCAGAGCTTACAAAAATTGCAATGGTACATTTATACTCTCAAGGATTTACAGAAGAGGATATGGTAGAATTTGAACTTATACTTACAAATCCATCATCTATTGCAGAGCAAGAGAAAATGGAATTGTGGTCAAGTAAATTAGACCTAGCATCTACAATTAAAGATGGAGCAATGATATCAGAGGACTGGATATATAAAAATGTATTCAATATGTCTGATGACGAGATATCAAAAGAAAAAGATGGTGTTATATTTGACATCAAGCAGAAGTTTAGAAAATCTCAAATAGAAATGGAAGGTAACGACCCTCAAACTTCTGGCGAAGCTTTAGGTACTCCTCATACACTTGCAACTCTTGACCCTGAAAATACAGAAGGTCAATCTACAGGTTTATTTGGCGACTTTGCAAGCGAACCAGGTAATGAGGAACCTACAAATGAACCAGGACAGGGAAGGCCAGAAGAAGGTACAAAATACGGTACTCAGGATTCCGCTAGAGGTAGAGATGCAGTAGGTAAAGAGGAAAGGTTTAGAGATACTAAATTAAAAAATAATAAATCTCAAAGACGATTTGAATCTAGAAGAATTATGAGTCTATTTGGAAAAAACAAACCTATTAAAAAATCTAACTTATTAAACGAAAGCAATATCATGGAAGACGATATATAACTGAGTTTAGATATATTTATATTATATATAAAGATATATGCGGGAAAGAAAATAAATGAAAGCAAAACACTCAAAATACAAAAACACTGGAATATTATTCGAGCTGTTAGTAAGACAGATAACAAATGATACAATAAACGGTGTTAGTAAGTCTCCGGCAATAGGAATTATCAAGGAGTTTTTTAAGAAAAATACTACTCTTAAAAAAGAACTTATGCTATATCAAACACTTCTTAAAGAAAAGTTTAATACAGAAAGAAAAGCAGACGCTTTTATCACTGCAGTGTTAAATGAAAGGAAAAAACTTTCCACAACAGAATTAAGAAAGCAAAAGTATAATCTTATTAAAGAAATAAAAAAGCAATATAATTTTGAAAACTTTTTCAAAACAAAAGTAGAAAGCTATTCTGAAAACGCATCTATATATTGCTTGTTTGAAAACAAGTCGACACCTTCTCAGTCCGTAAGATTTAGATTTAATATTGTTGAAACTGTAATGAATAAAAAACAGAAAATCAGCAGGATTGATGAAACATAT